GGTCGCAAGATTCCCTTGCACCAGAATGGCGAGCCACGCCGCACCTGGTTGCATGTTGAAGATACTGCAGATGCCATCATCACCATCATTGACAAGGGTAGTGTGGGTGAGATCTACAACATTGCCGGCAACTATGAAACCAGCAACATCGATGTGGTGCAGCAGATTGTGGACAGCATGTTCCTGCACAATGGCGACTATTCAGAGTTTGTGGATTTTGCCTATCATCGTCCCGGTGGCGATGTGCGTTATAGCATTGACGACAGCAAACTCAAGGCACTGGGTTGGACGCCCAAGCGTCAGTTCAAAGATGAGTTGCAGCCCATCATAGATTACTATCAGGCCAACTTTGTCTGGTGATCCATGTTTACTCAATACGCCAAAGACCGCATGGACATCTGCCGCAGTTGCGAGCATTATCGACCCATGATAAAGCAGTGCAGCATCTGCGGATGCTTCATGCCAGCCAAAACAGCATTCAAAGATCAGGAATGTCCTGACACACCTCAACGATGGGAGAAGATAGTTGAAAGCAAATATGCTCCAAGCACACCTCGATGTTGCCCAAAGGTATAGTCAATTAAGCCAGGCGCGGCGTCTCAAGGTTGGCGCGGTCATTGTTAAAGATGACCGCATCATCAGCATTGGTTACAATGGTACGCCGCCAGGCTGGGACAACAACTGTGAAGATTACCATGGTCTGGATTTAAAAGGTAATCCAACTTTAGTTACCAAGCCCGAAGTCTTGCATGCCGAAGAGAATGCCATAGGCAAACTGGCACGCAGTCACGAGAGTGGCGATGGTGCCACCATGTTCCTTACACACGCGCCTTGCGCACAATGCGCCAAGTTAATTTTAGTTAGTGGCATTCGTCAAGTTTTCTACCGTGATACATATCGCGACGATTCCGGTGTACAGTTCCTGATCAAGGGCGGAATCGATGTTCAACAACTAAAAAAAGAAACAACATGAAAACTCATATCGAGTGTCACGGCTGTGATGCTGCCTACAATGTATCCCACGACCTGGACTCACACTACTACAATATTTCACACTGCACCTTCTGTGGTGAAACTCTGAACAAAGAAGACGACGGCTTTGATCTGGAAGAATTCGAAGAAGACGAGTGAGATAGATATCCGGTAACTCAACCGGAGATCTGTGTGTGGACATTTGAAAACCAACCCTTTGACGCGCCCAAGCAAGACCAATACGGCTTCGTCTATATCATCACCAACCTTGTAACTGGTCGTCAGTACATTGGTAAAAAGCTCTTCTGGTTTAAAAAGACCAGGCAAGTCAAGGGCAAAAAGAAACGCTACCTGGTTGAGTCTGATTGGCGGGACTACTGGGGCAGCAACGACGAACTCAAACGTGATATTGAAGAACTCGGCATTGACAAATTCAGCCGGGCTATATTATACTTGTGTGTAAATAAGGGAGAGTGCAGCTATCAGGAGGCCAAGCTGCATTTTGAACATGACGTTTTGAGACATGCGGATCGTTGGTACAATGCCTGGATCATGGTTCGCGTACATAGGAAACATTTAAAATGATATTTGTCGGTCTGCTATTTTTGAGTGCATTTGCTGTCAGTGCTTGTGCAGCCTGGTTCAGTGTGGCTGGACTGATCAGCATCTTCAGCAGTGCGCCCCTGGCCACTGGAATCATGGGAGGTAGTCTTGAGCTGGCTAAATTGGTTGCTGCAAGTTGGTTATATCGTAATTGGCGCACTGCTCCCGCCGCTCTGCGCTATTATTTTGCTTCCTCAATTATTATTCTTAGCATCATTACGAGTCTGGGCATTTTTGGTTACCTATCCAAGGCCCACCTGGATCAGAATGTCATCACAGGAGCGGCAACCAGCCAACTCCAACTCATAGATGAAAAAATTGCAACACACCGGGAGAATGTCAATGCCAACCGCCGGGCGCTTAAACAGATGGATGAGGCAGTGGACCAGGTTATGGGTCGCAGTTCAGATGAAAAAGGAGCAGACAAAGCCGTGGCGCTCCGTAGGACCCAGCAAAAGGAACGTGGGCGTCTCTTTGCTGAGATTGAAGCCGAACAGAAGGCTGTTAGCCAACTCAATGAAGCAAGGGCGCCTATTGCCACTGATGTTCGCCGGGTGGAGGCCGAGGTCGGTCCGATTAAATATGTTGCGGAACTCATCTATGGAGACAGCACCGAAGACATGATTGGCAAATCGGTTCGACTGGTAATCATGTGTCTGATCTTTGTATTTGACCCTCTGGCCATTTTAATGGTCATAGCTGGCAACATGACCATGATACAGCGTCAGGCCAGGGCCGAGCCTATCTTTGTTGCCAATGTCACCATGCCTGAGCCCAAGCCCCGACGTCCACGCAAAAAGAAGACTGCACCAATAGAAGTGGAAGAAACCTTTGAGTATGAAGCAACCAAGAAGGCCGAGGTTGATCCCGACGAAATCAAACTGCACAAGCGCGAAGTGCATCAAATACCTGCAGAAATCTTAGACCGGGTTTTCAACAATTCCCAGGGTCCACGCCCAGGCCACCCTCACGCAAACGCGCAGCAGCCGCCGCCCCAAGAAGAGCCTAAGTCATTGATAACATTGAAGAAAAATCCTCAATGAAATCAATGGGTTAGCACTGCCTAAAAAACAGGCAGAATCACCCCTGCAGAGCCAAGCACCACGGGGCGAAAATAAGGCTTGACAAAATGGTAGAAGGTGCTATAATAGTAGCATGAACAGAAAAAAACGATCAGACAGACGCCACATAGTATATGTCATTGTCAATAATGTGACAGGCGCGCGCTATGTGGGCATCACAGCAGGCTATACCAAGAAGGACCTGACTGTGCGCATCCAGAAGCATGTCTGGAGAGCATTCAACGAAGACAAAGGCTGGAGCCTCTGTAACAGCATTGTCAAGTATGGCACAGTAGCCCATACATTCGGCATCCACAGCGTTGTCCGCGGTAAAGAAGCAGCCCATGCTTTAGAACGCGAATTGATCGCCATCCACAATCCTGCACTTAACCATACAGGTCGTAAGGGCTTTTAAAAAAGGCTTGACAAAATGGTAAAAGGTGCTACAATAGACTGTAAGATGATTAAGAAGGAGAGCAAAATGAGCAACGAAACAAAAGGTATGACACTGGTCATGACCAGCATTGTTTTGGCCTTGGGTATAGTCGGTGGCATTGAAAATGCTGCAGACCTGGATTTTGGTTTGACCATGTCCTATTTTGGCCTGGTGTTGTTGAGCATTGCCAGTGGCTTGCTTGGTTTATCTTATTTGGAGGCTTGAATGAAAGAATTGCACCTTTTGTTGACAGATGCAGTATCCATGGGCTTGTCCGATAAGTCTGTGATTGAGTTGATGGTGCTGGAAGGGTTGCCCCGCGATGCTTGTCCAGAAATTCTTCGTGTATTCAAGGAGACTGTATGAAATTGCTGATCACTACTCAGGTTTACGAAAACTATGGCGCCCACGATTGGGACGGCACCGGTCCTTGCCCTAGCTACTGGAAGGCCAAGGGCGGCATGGACTACGTGATCAAGAAGTTCAAGGGCGAACCCACCATGGCTGTCATGGCCTTGCGCTCACAGATTGAATGTAGCAACGATCACTTCCAAGAGACCATCATCAACTTCTGTGTGGTCAAGGACGACTACCTGACTGAGTTTGAGCAGAGCCAGTTGAAGTACGAAGGTGAGATTCGTTTCCCCGCCAAAGAATTGGAGTGGGCATGAAAGTAGCAGAACTTATCGAGCAGTTAAAGTATCTGGATCAGGAAGCTGATGTTCACTTTAGCTATAACTATGGCGACCATTGGCGCACTGAGGTGGCACCTCAGGTGACTCAAGTCAATGAGGGTGCAGTAGTGTACAGCGAATATCATCGCATGGACAAGATGCTGGACGACGAAGATTGCTATGACGAAGAGACCGGCGATTTGTCCGAAGGTATACGCCGCGTGGTGGTGCTTGTATGAGTGGCTTTGAAGGCAAGCGCCGCCTGGCCAATTCGCGCGACCCCCATAGCATTGAGATCAATGGCCTGACCAAAGAAGATGTGGTGCTGTTGGACCGGATGCATGCCTTTGATGAGCTGGAAGACCTGGAGGCCTGGCAAGCCACTCTGCGACCTGCACTGCAGCGCCGAGTGGAAGATTTGATCAAGATGGTGTTGTTGGCTCATCTTGACAAGGAGATGGAGAGTGTGAAAAAGTTCCCTGAAGCCAACGATCTTTTAAGAAAGTTTAGACTATGAAAGTTGCAATCAATCGTTGTTTTGGTGGCTTTGGTATCAGCAATGCTGCGTTCGAGAAATTGCTGGAGCGCAAGGGCATTGCCTATGAAAAGATTCCAGCCAAGTATGCGTTTGGCAAAGACGACTCTGATTACTATCATGCCGGCAAGGTTGATCAGGATGATGGCTACTTGTCGTATTATGAGTTCTGCGGAGATCGCGCTGACCCGGATCTGATTGCCGTGTTGGAGGAGCTGGGTAACGATGCCTGGGGCACGCATGCCGAGATTGCCATTGTACAAGTGCCTGACGATGCCAATTGGCACATTGAAGAATATGACGGTCTGGAGCACGTTGCCGAAGTCCACCGTACCTGGAGTTAATATGAATGAAGAATTGAAGGCGCTGGTTCTGCGGGCAGGCGCCCCCGCGGAGGTGCTGCATCAGCATTGGTTCAACTTGTTCTGTCAGAGGTTTGCCGATGTGCTGCTGACCCAGGCCGAAGCCGAAATGTTCAACATCGAGAATCGAGTCAAGGAATTGGAAAATGAATGATGCCTTTATTGCCCTGCAGAATCGCGAAGAATTGTCAGCCACTCTGTTCTTCTGCGGTCTCAGCAATAGCTGCACACGTGAGCTGGTGCGGGGCAAAAAAGCATATATATTCAAAACGGAGAAATTGTGCTTGACAATCTCCGGCAGATCCATTATCATAGATGGTAAGAAGGTGGGTAGTGTTAATGAAGCCAAACGTATCATAGCCGAAAGGACTTTGTAATGCGCAATGTAATTGAAATGCCTAGACGACCAATCTGCATCAATCATGGATGCAGCTCACCAGTGGTGCCCCAGAGCGGCAAGGTAACTGATGCCAATCCACGCTGGCGCGTGCACTGTGGCGACTGCCAGAGAGCCAGCTATGGTGGCAAGGCCCATAAATCCGGAGTAACTCCTTTCAAGACAGGACGCTGCAGCAATCAGGATGCACATCTGGGATTCAAGTGTGCCATTGATTACAAAAAATCGCCCTGGGCTGAAGGTATGACCGAAGTAGATCACAAGAACGCTGATCATACTGATAACCGCATCAAGAATTTGGATGAACTATGCCCCATGTGTCACAAGCACAAGGGATCATTGTTCGGTGACTTTAAACAACTACGCACAGGAATGAGAAAATGAGTGAATTTGAATTTAAGATGAACAACTGGTCCGCCAACTGGTACAAGTCTGCGGACGAAAAAGAACAGACAGCCTTCCGTGAATGGTTTCGCGATGTGCTGATCAACGAACGAGTCACACTGACCTTTGTTAAAGCCGATGGAACTGATCGTGTCATGCAGTGTAGTCTGCATCCCGACTTGATTCCAGATGAGGTGCTGCAGTACGAAGCCAGCAAGCGCAAGCGCAGTGAGGAAGCACAGAGTGTCTGGGACATTGAAAAGCAGGAGTGGCGTGCATTCCGATTTGATAGCGTCAAAGAGTTTTCCTTTACACTGGGAGCATTGCATGGCTAGAGACACACTGATGGAACCTAAATGGGAAGTCTTTGACTCCACCAATCAGGGTAAATTCATGCAGGCCTTGAACTGGTATAACTATGAAAAAGACAAGAAGGACGCTCTTGCCTATGCCGGAGCCTGGGTCAAAAAGCACTGGCCGGCCGAGTACAAGAACTGGGTCAAGATTGATGAGCGTGCATTTAGTCGTACCTATGGTTGGATTGCCAGAATGATGATGAATGGTACCAGCTTTGATACCAGGACGGATCAGAGATTTCATGCTCATCTGCATGAATGTCTGGCAACTGCCAATCATGTAAAAGAAGAACCTGTAGTGGTGGTTGCAGCCGCGCCCAAGCGCAGCATTCAAGAAGCCATGGAGGCCAAGCAATCAGAGTTTCTTGGAGAGATCGATGGGGAGATTGATAATTTTGTTGCTAATGCCTTTAAGCCTACTGGTTACAACCTGTACAAGTATTGTCAGTCAGCCAATGTTGCCAAACAATACATGGCAGCAGTCCACAACCTATGTCAGCGTCAATTAGATGAATTGGATCTCATCGGCCGAGATACTCAGGTCACTGAGGGTTACTTGCATCTGGGCAAACGCGACTTGAAGGCGTTCAAGGAATTCCTGCAGGCCATGATTGAGGATGCCGACAAGTATGCCAGTTTCAAGAAAGCCAATCGCAAGGTTCGCGTCAAGAAGGCCAAGCCCGCAGGCGAACAGGTTGGCAAGCTGAAGTACATGAAAGAGTTTGCAGAGTTGAGTTTGAAGAGTGTGAGTGCACCATCCATCATTGGTGCGCAGCAGTTGTGGGTGTACAACACCAAGAATAAGAAACTGGGTGTATATCATGCCACAGGCGCCAGTGGGTTTAGTGTCAAAGGCACCAGCCTGCAGGGCTATGATCCGGCTCTGAGTGTGCAGAGAACTCTGCGCAAGCCAGCCGAGGTTATCAAGAGGGTCATGGAGGGCGGTAAGATCGTGCTTCGCAAGGTGCTCACAGATCTGACCACAACTGAGACTCAATTAAATGGTAGGTTCAATGAGGATACTATCTTGCTAAGAGTAGTATGATGAGCTATGAAATTCAATCGCGATCTTATTATGTCTATCCGTGAGATGCTGGAACGACACTGGAATACTGCAGAGATTGCTGCCAAATTAAATTTGGATGCCACAGATGTGCAGAACATCATTAACATTATCAATTCGGTGACATGATGGAATGGTCCTGGAAAATACAGGCTTGGCTGTATAAAACGGCGCCAAGACTCTTGACATTTCTGCAGCAGTTCACTATAATGGAGTGGTTGGTTATATCAATACTTTTAATTTGGATCTTTTAAAATGACAAAGACGACAATGAGTGGCACTGATTTTGATCGCTACATGTGTGAGAAGTATCCGGATCTGTTCAAGAACCGCAACGCCAGTCCACAGGAGACTCTGATGTGCTGGGGATTCAGTGTAGGGCCTGGTTGGTATGACATTCTGAGTGCCTTGTGTGGTAACATTCAGCACTATACGGAATGGAACAACAAGAACTTTGACAAGGGTTATACTCAGTACAAGCAGGTGCCGCCAGTAACTGTGGTGCAGGTCAAGGAAAAGTTTGGCACTCTGCGCTTCTACTATGGCGGTGGAGATGACAAGATTGATGGTATGGTAAGGATGGCAGAAAGCATGAGCGCCGTTACCTGCGAAGAGTGTGGCCGGCCTGGCGGATCTACCGGTGGCGGTTGGATTAGAACTTTATGCGATGAACATCGCGAGGAGTATCAGGGTGCTTGAATGTTTAGTATTGGGCGATAGCATCGCCGTTGGCGTATCCAAGTATACGCCGCAGTGTGAAATACATGCCCAGGGTGGCATCAACAGCTGGCAGATGGCTCGTCAGGTCAATGCCTGGCCCATGGACAAGGCAGTACGTCATACCATCATCAGCATTGGAACCAATGACTATGCCAAGCTCAACACCAAGGAGTATGTAAATCAGATCCGATTTAGGATACGTGGACCAGTGACCTGGATACTGCCCAGTCAAGAAATCAAGCCCCAGCAGCGGGAGCTTGTTGAAATTGTTGCCAAATTTTGGGGCGACACCATCATAACTGTGAAGCCTGCACAGTTGGCCAAGGACCGAATTCATTTGACAGGCACCGGATACAAAGAGATAGCCCAAGAGTTTTTAAATGAAAGAAAATAATGAGTTACTTTATTCGCAATGGCAACACGTTCCGAGTGGCAGACAAGGAAGCCATGGACCTGCACGAACATCTGCCTGCCGGCAACTACATTGTCAAGCAGGACCCGTTTGGTAATCTATTCCTAGAGCATGTTGATGGCTTTGAACCTGCTGGCAAAATCTATGGCGACACTCTGCGCAATGCAGACCGCATCATCAATACCTTTTTAAATCGCATTAACAAGGGCACTGGTGTGATGCTCAGCGGTGAAAAAGGATCGGGCAAGACTCTGCTGGCCAAGACTCTGAGCATTGAATGTGCCAAGCAGGACATTCCTACCATCCTGATCAACAGCCCCTGGCGCGGTGATGCCTTCAATAAACTGGTGCAGGACATTGACCAGCCCTGTGTGATCTTGTTTGACGAATTTGAAAAGGTCTACGACGAAGAACAGCAGGAAGAAATGCTGACTCTGCTGGATGGTGTGTACCCTACTCAGAAGTTGTTTGTGCTGACCTGCAATGACAAGTGGCGGGTGGACAAACATATGCGCAATCGTCCAGGCCGCATCTTCTACATGATGGAGTTCAAGGGTCTGGACGAAGAATTTATTCGTGAATACTGTGCAGACAACCTGAAAGATGCCAGCCCGAAAAACATCGATCAGATTTGTCAGACTGCCAGCCTGTTCAGTCAGTTTAATTTTGACATGCTGAAAGCTCTGGTAGAGGAAATGAATCGCTACAACGAAGCCCCGCGTGATGCCATGCGCACCTACACAGTGCGAATCCTGCGTGGCGATCAGGAGTTGAAGATCAATTGGCCCAGCCCTGCTGGCGAATGGACTGGCAACCCCATGAACATGACCAGCGATGAATATGACAATGGTTCTATCCGCTTTGGTTGGAGACTTGGCGGCAAAGAGATTGCTGGTAAGGTTAAGAGCTCTCTGGGTCGAGCCATTGAAGCTCTGTCTATGGAAAATGATGATGCCGATGAAGATGAGAACAGCGGCGAGGCCCGATTCAATCAGGACGACCTAGTCAAGATCCTGCCAGCCAAGGGTCAGTTTGAATTTGAGAATCGCGAAGGCTTTACTCTGATTTTAACCAAACGCATCAGCAAGACATTTTACCACCCCGATGCCTTCTAAGGAGCCAGCATGAGTCATGAAGAAGACAAGTTCAATCACAGTCGCCGACTCCACAAGGATCAAGTGGCCATTGACAGACAGGTCAAGATTGCCAAGGAATATGGCATACCAGTCAAGGAGCCTCATAAATTTGCCAAACACCATGCCCTGAACTGCGGTGATCCCAACTGTGTAATGTGCATGAATCCCCGCAAAGCCAATGGTGAAAAGACCATGCAGGAACGCAAGTTTGAACAGAAGGAAAGAATACATGATGACAACGATTGATGTAATTTATCTGGACATGGATGGAGTGCTATCCGACTTCATGAGCAAGTATCGGGAACTCAATGGAGAGTTCAAACGTGATCATGAAGGCAAGCGAAGCACGGCCTGGAATGACTTCTGTGTAGGCGGGCATTTTGCCAATCTAGACACCTGGCCAGGCTGCACCGAACTCATTGAGTTTATCGAAAGCATACGTGGAGATGTCCGTGTTGAGATCCTGACCAGTACCGGTGG